AAGAGGAAGAAGATGAAGAAAAGGAAGAAGAAGAGGAAGAAGATGAAGAAAAGGAAGAAGAAGAGGAAGAAGAGGAAGAAGAGGAAGAAGAGGAAGCATTTGAAATCGAGATTGAAGATGTAACATATTTCGCAACGGGTGAAGAAAATGGAAATATTTACGAAATTGATTCAGCTGGAGATCCAGGAAAAAAAGTAGGGTATATTAAAGACGGTGAACCAATTTTTTTCCAGGTCTAATATAAGAAGTAAATAATAATATGGCAATATTTAGTTTATGTCCACCCGCGTTTATTTATTTAGTTTTTTCAATAACTCAAATAATAATTGATACCTTCAAAGGATTATACAATACAGCATTTTTTAAGTTTATTGTAATGACTATGATTACACTTTTATTGAATGCTTTATGTCAAATGGGTTTAGGTATAGTTTCGTGGATATTTGTATTTATCCCATTTATTTTTATGACAGTGATTGTTGCAATATTATTATATATTTTTGGATTGAAAGATTCGAGTGGAAAAATAGATGAAACATCTAAGATTACCATTTTCAACTCGATGGAGCGAGCCGTAGCCGAAGGCGCCGGTGAGCGATGGAACTCCGGAGACGTTAGTCGAATGAGTTTGAAAACACCTCCATTTTATTCAACATCAACTGCATATGAAAGTTTTTATTCATAAATTAAATATTATGTAAACAATATAAATATTTATATAATATTAATGTATTAAAGCAAATGCTTGTAAGTGGACTTTTATTAAATACATCCTTTGCATTATTTTGTGGCTATACGACTCATTTATTTATGTTGAAATACGCACCCTTTATCTATAATATTTTTTTATATACGTGCTTTACCGGTTCGGTATATTGCTATACCCAAATCGAATTTCACAGTAAAAATATACTATCTTCATTTAAAACTCAACAATTTATTAATCAATTATTTGAAAACCAAAATCGTAATAAAAATTATGTTTCCGTTATAAAATCGAATAATGTTATTTTTACGTCATCATTATACAATATAATCGAACAAAGTAGGAATGAATCCTTCGTGTATGATTTTATTATAATGTCGCTTTATGAAAAAGTGGATAATGATTCAACTCCTTCGACTAACGTCTCCGGAGTTCCCTCGCTCCAAACGTTATCCAAGGAAAATAAAGTCATCTTATATAAATTGCCATCAAATGACGTGGAAATTGATTATGAAATTTGTGATTATAAATTTATTTCAATGTTTATTACAATAAAACAAGAAAAATATCAACTCACACTATCAAATGAATATTATAATTATTATGTTTCGGGTAATGTATTAAATGAGTTATTTTTCTGTTATTTGTTAAAAACCCAACACAACATAGATATTGATAAAAATGATATTAAATATATGTTAGAATTGATTGATCATAACATAAACATTCTTATATTACACGAAACCGACGAAATTATATTAGGTAAAAGTGAATGTAATATTAGGTTGTCGGATTATAAAAAAGAAGAAGAAGAAGAGGATGAAGAGGAGGAAGAGGAGGAAAACTATGATGATATGCCGCCACTAATAGCTGTGGACGATGATACAGAGGCTGAGGTGCAACTCCTTCGACTAACGTCTCCGGAGTTCCCTCGCTCACCGGCGCCTTCGGCTACGGCTCGCTCCAAACCCGAGATTCTAAAAGAAACTCCCACCCCTATACAAAAAGTTCATGTAACTCCTTCCAATTTTTCAATTCCATCTATTCTCGTGGACCTTTATAATACAAATATAAGTAATAATATTATTTTTAATAGAAAAAAGGCTGATTCATTTGAACAACAAGAATATGTACACGTCGAATAAATTACACTCATTCGACTACTTCTACAGAGTTCACCTCCGTTTTCCTCCACACATAGAATAAACAACAATAAAAAAAACAATATAAAAAAAATTGACTAAAACATGGTATAATGGTAACTCCCCAACCTACATTCGCAACAGATACAAATAGTATGGAACAAAGTGGAAACCATAAATTGTCTACCAATTGGACAATGTGGGCGCATTTGCCCCACGATACTGATTGGACAATACTTAGTTATAAAAATATATTCACAATGAAAACAATTGAAGAATCAATTGCAATTTCAGAAACAATGCCTGACGTTTTAGTTAAAAATTGTATGTTATTTCTAATGAAGGAAGGAGTAAAACCTATTTGGGAAGACCCACAAAATCGTTCAGGAGGATGCTTTTCATATAAAATTAATAATAAAACCGTTCACGATGTTTGGAAACAATTGTGTTACTTATTAGTTGGCAGTACCATCAGCAATCAGCAATCATTTGTTGCGAATGTAACAGGAATTACCATTTCCCCTAAAAAAAACTTTTGTATCATAAAAATTTGGATGTCGACTTGTGCGAATCAAAATCCAGCAATTATTTCCAATGAGGTGACAGGGTTGACATCACACGGATGTATATTTAAGAAACACACACCAGAATATTAGACAAACTCCTTCGCCTAACGTCTCCGGAGTTCCCTCGCTCCCCGGCGCCTTCGGCTACGGGTCGCTCCAAAACACAATCAAAACAATAAAATATACAATTTTATTGTTTTATTACAATAAAAATCATAAAAACAATTAAAGATATCAACCATATAACAATTATAACCTAAAAAATAATATGGTTGTGAATCTGTCCATATCAGAAAAAACCATATGTTTAAATATGATTGTGAAAAACGAATCTCATATCATATTAAATACATTAGAAAACTTATGTTCTTATATTACCTTTGCGTATTGGGTGATTTCAGACACAGGCTCCACAGATGACACCAAAAGTATAATAACCGATTTTTTTAAACAAAAAAATATTCCAGGTGAATTGGTGGAACACGAATGGAAAGATTTCGGATATAATAGGACCAAAGCGCTCGAGTGCGCCTATAATAAGTCGGATTATATCTTCATTTTTGACGCAGATGATAAAATATTTGGCGAATTCAAATTACCCAACATATATGAAGTTGACCGATATCAAGTGAAATTTGGACCACACGTCGCGTACACACGCCCACTATTGGTGACAAATAGAAAGAAATGGTGTTTTACTGGTGTTCTACACGAGTCGTTGTCAAATATTGACGTAATGAATGGAGAAAAAACGTTGGAGGGGGAATATTATGTTGAATCAGGTAGGACAGGAAATAGAAGTAAAAATCCTACAAAATATCTCGATGACGCGATTGTCTTAAAAAACGCATTTAATTGTACTCTCGCATCCGACTACGGACTCGCGTGCCGGTACGCATTTTACTGCGGGCAAAGTTATAAAGACGCCGGACCACAATACATGGATGACGCCATTGAATGGTATAAGAAATGTTTAGACTTGGGTAATTGGGCGCAAGAAAAATATTACGCGTGTCTAATGATTGGTAATTTATACAAGATAAAAAATGACATTCCAAATACAATGAAATATTGGTATAAAACAGTTGAATATGACATTGAGAGAATGGAAGGAGTTGTTTGGGCGATGAAACAACTGATGGCGGATGGTCAAAATCTTGTGGTGAACGCACTATATCACAAGTTTAAAGATTATAAGAAAAATCCGCAACAAAAATTATTTATATTTGAAAATGATTATAACGATGAAATAGAATATCACAATTCGGTTTGTGCGTTTTACGTGAACGATAAAGAAAGTGGGTATGAGTGTTGTAAAAAAATAATATTAAATAATGTGATTTCATATGGTTATCTAAAATCCACGTTGTCAAACACATTATTCTATAAGGATTTATTGGAAAAGGATACAGCAACGATCGATATGTTTTATTCGGTAGATAACGCACTACACAAAATATCTTCTCTCTACAAAGAACAACTTGATCCCAAAATGGTAGAGCTTTGGACTCTGTTGTTTGAAAAAAACAGGAAAAAGCTTACACTATATAACAATTTTTCTTTTATGGAGCGAGCCGTAGCGTCAGCGGAGGTGAGCGACTGGAACACGGATGTGAGCGAAGTGAACAGAAGTGTTCCGCCTAGAAGACTGCCGAAAATATTCTTATCTTTCACCACGTGTAAGCGTTTTGACCTATTTAAACAAACCGTAAATTCTATATTGAACCATTGGACTGATATTGATAAAGTCGATTATTGGTTTTGTGTAGATGATAATTCGTCCGAGGAAGACCGTGTTAAAATGACCACATCCTATCCGTGGATAAACTATCGTATGAAAACACCAGAAGAAAAGGGGCATCGCCAAAGTATGAATATAATATGGGATAAATTAAAGGAATTGGGACCGGTATATTGGATACATATGGAAGACGATTTTTTATTTCATACAAAAATGAATTATGTAGGAGAAGCCATTAGTGCTCTAACTCAGTTGAAAGATGAAAAAGTGTGCCAAATATTATTTAATAGGAATTACGGTGAAACGATTGAGGATTATAAAGTGTTGGGACACACTAGTTCCAATACTAATTCCAATATTGTAGTTCACAATTATAAATTAGGCACATTCTCTTATTCAAATTGTCATTATTGGCCGCATTATAGTTTCCGTCCTGCCGTAATAAACGTGAAAACCGTGTTAGAATTAGGCAATTTTGATTCTACAAATCAATTCTTTGAAATGGACTATGCGATAAAATGGTATGCGGCTGGATATAAATCGGGTTTTTTCAATAGAATAACAAATCGACATATTGGGCGGTTGACATCAGAGAGACATTTGAATACGGTGAAAAATGCGTATGATTTGAACGACGTTTCGCAATTTCAACAAACTACAACGTCTAATGTTATCAAGGAAATAGTTCATGTACCAGAAATCGTAACGTTAAAGAATAATTCTATCAAAATTATTAATTTAGAACGCCGTCCAGATAGAAAAGAAGCAACTATTCAAAAAATGCAAGAGGCTGGTATTGATAAAACCATATATGAATTTGTGAAAGCAGTAGATGGGTTACAATTACAACCTACACTTGAATTAAAACAAATTTTTGAAAGGAACGATTTTGGGAGTAGAAAATGTGTTATTGGGTGTGCTCTTAGCCATTTAAATTTATGGAAACAATTGTTGACGGATGAATCACATAATTATTATATCATTATGGAAGATGATTTCTCTCTTTCCCCCCATTTTAAAACCAAAATGAGTACATTAGAATCCGATTTCATTTCCAAGGAAGTTGTATTTATAGGATATCACATGTTTGAAAAGAATAGAGTCACTCATTCACATATTTATAACAATTGTGATACTGATTTAATGAAAGTAGAATCTTTAAATAAAAGTATTTATATCGGTGGATATTTTGCGTATTCAATTAATAAACAAGGAGCCCAAATATTAGTAGATTATATTTCAACACACGGATGTAAACACGGAATAGATTATTCGAATAAAATTATGAATAACTTACAATCATATGAATGTCAACCTCAGCTTACTTTTTCTTTATGGAATGAAGCTGGTGCAAAAATAGACACAGATATTCAAACAAATTATGATTTTTTGGATTTCTCATTGATTAAAGATGATAATGTAAATACTGAGGATACTGAGGATAATCGAAGGAGTTTGAATAACATTTATATAAATGGTATAGGTGGGTTAGGCAATAATTTATATCAAATAGCAGTAGCCATTTATTACAAAGAAACATACAAAAATTGTAATATAATTTTAAATAAAAACGATGACTGGCTAAATTTTGGTTCTGGAAATAAATTTGGAAAAAATAGATTAAAAACTTCTTATTTAAATACAATATTAAATAAATTTAATACAATAGATATTGTTCCACCTGGCGATACATTATTATACAATGACTGTTTCTCGTTAAATAAATTAGATTTGTCAAATGTCACAAATAAAAACATTATAATTGATGGATATAGTCAAAATGTAGACTTATTTTTTGATGTAAAAGACAAATTATGTAGTTATTTAAATTTAGAAGATAAAGACATAGAACAACAAATGAAAGAAAAATATAACATAGATAATGAAGCAATTAATATTATGTTAGGTATTAGAATTGGAACAGACGGAGGATTTAAATATTCCAAATTTACAAAACAATCGTATAAACAAATTATAGATGGTATTATAAACTCAAACATAAATAATAATAAACCCATCAACTTATATGTACTAAGTGATATAGAAAACTTTTCTTTTATGATTGACGAATCAGATAAATATAAAATTATTTATGTAAATGACGATGATATAAGCCAAATATATGTTGGTTTAATGTGTAACTATTTTATTTTAAGTGATTCTACATTTCATTGGTGGATAGCATTTTTAAAATGGTCGAAAGACGCATCAACAAGTGTGTATTGTTTTAATAATACGGATACAACAAATAGATGTCTTCTTAATACCACTCTTAAAGCTGAATGGAAATGTGTTGACCTTATTCCGAATGAAAATTTTGTTTTTATGAAATATGTAGACCACTTTGGTAGTGATATGTTTAAAATTAACGGTTCCATTCCTATATTAATGGACCGTGCTGAAAAGGAAAAAGATTGTGTTGCGTTTAATACATTGGGGTTTTTTAAAAATGACATAAATATGGATAATTTGAAGACTTCTCCTTATTTTACTAATAATGATGGTATTTATGTTAAAAAAGAATATTATGATAAATGGAATGATACAAAAAAACCAACTCAGTTAGACGTTAAAATTGATGTTAAAGAGGGTTTAGAGCTACCCGTAGCCGAAGGTGCTGGGGAGCGATGGAACTCCGGAGACGACTGTCGAAGGAGTTATTCATTAAAAGAAATAGCAGAATATTTCGTGTTAGATAAATGCGATAAATATTTACATAATTTTATTCCCATATATGCTGATTTGTTGGACGCAAAAAGAGATAATATACGTAATTTTTTTGAAATTGGTATTGGTTCAGGAAACAATATGAGTCACGTTAGTAAATATAATTATAAAACAGGAAATAGTCTTAGAGCGTGGAAAGAATATTGTAAAAACGCAAATATATATGGTATTGATATAATTGAAGAATGTATTTTTGAAGAACCGCGTATTAAAACACATATATGCAATCAAAATGACTCTGAACAGTTAAAAAAATTAATGGATAACTTGGATGTTAAAATGGATGTTATATTAGATGATGGGTCACACGTTACTGAACATCAGGTTGTATCATTTATGACATTAGAAAAATATTTAGTAGATGATGGTATATATATCATAGAAAATATTATAATTCATAATTATCAAACCTGG